CATTGACTCAAGTTAAAACAGGAATGACTACTGGAATTGATGATAGGGTTAGGTTTACTCAGTTTGGTAAAAAAGTAATTACTACAAACAATGCTGATGTTTTGCAAGGGTGGACGTTAGGAACATCTACGTCATTTGCTAATCTAAGCGCATCTGCACCTATTGCTAAGTTTATTACTGTGGTGCGTGACTTTGTTGTTTGCGCTAATACTTTTGAGACGACACAACAGCAGTATCGTGTTCGTTGGTCTGCAATCAACGATGAGACAGATTGGGTAGAGAATGTAAACACACAGTCTGATTATCAGGATATTCCTGATGGTGGACAGATTGTAGGAATTCGTGGTGGTGAGTTTGGCTTGGTGTTCTTAGAAAGAGCCATTAGCCGAATGACTTATGTTGGCACTCCGTTTATATTCCAGTTTGACAATATATCTCGTAACAAGGGATGTATGGTTGCTGGTTCTATTGCTCAGTACCAAGGAGTTACATTCTTCCTATCTGACGATGGTTTTTACTTGTGTGATGGTCAGCAAGTAGTGCCAATTGGAAGTGAGAAGGTTGACCGATTCTTTATTGATGACGCATCAGAATCCGACTATGGAACTATGTCTGCTGCTGTTGACCCTATTCGCAAACTGGTTATTTGGAATTATGTAGATACAGGTGGAAATCGTAAACTAATCATTTACAACTTTGCCACAAAGAGATGGACTTATGCAGACGCAGGTACTGACTTCTTGTCTGAGGCATCTACGACTGCTGTAACTTTAGAGCAATTGGATAGCATTAGCGCATCTATTGACGCATTGACAACAAGTTTAGACTCACGCCTTTATGTGGGTGGCAAGTATTTCCTTGGTGGTACGTTAGGCGCAAAGGTTTTCACATACACAGGTCAGCCCCTATCAGGCACGATTGCTACTGGAGACATTGACCTTGGTGGGCCATCCGTGGTCACTTTGGCTCGTCCATTGGTGGACAATGGTTCAGCAACAGTCGCTGTGGCTTCTCGCACATTGTTAAGCCAAGACGTTACCTTTGGGACTCCAGTAGCTGCTGACTCAGAGAACAGGGTTTCTTTGCGTAGCGCAGGGCGTTATCATCGTATCCAAGTTAACCCTACTGGCGCAGATTGGAAAAACGCTGTTGCTGTAGATGTTGACGTAGCTGGTCAAGGTGTGCGCTGATGTTTAGAAGCCTACCTGCTTTTGGTGGTGACCAGAGGGCTGTGGCTGAAGTTGTCCGTGGCATCATGGATGGAAAGACCAATAACACAGGGACTTTGACTCTAGCAACTGGCGGTGCTTTAACTACCACTTTGACAGACAGAAGGATAGGCCCAGACAGCGTGATTGTCTTTGTCCCTGCTTCTGCTGCTGCTTTCGCTGATTACTCTCCTTATGGGGCTTTTCAAGACACCACAGACCAGACTGTAGCTAATACAACGACTGCGTATCCTATTACATTTGATACAACCGACTTCTCTAATGGAGTTACTTTATCAAACAGTTCTAGGTTGAATGTAAAAGCAGCAGGTTTGTATAACATACAGTTTTCTATCCAACTGAAAAACACAACAAACGACTCGCAAGATGCTGATATTTGGTTCAGAAAGAACGGAACAGATATAGCTGCTTCTAACAGTAGGTTTGGTTTAGCCCAGAGAAAAGCATCTGGTGACCCATATCACTTGATTGGTGCAATGAACTTTTATGTAAATTTGGCAGCCAATGACTATATCCAGTTGATGTGGAGAGCGTCAGATGTTGGTGTAGTAATTGAGCATTATGTTGCTGGAACAAGCCCTACAAGACCAGCTACTCCCTCTGTGATAGCGACTGTTAACTTAGTATCACTTGCTGCCTCAACGAATATCTATGCCAGTTCCCAAGGACAGGGTACGGCTACGATTACCCATTTTGCAAATTCGACTGCTAATAAGACATATCGGTATGCAATTATTGGTTGATTTTAATAATTTATGTATAATGGATTCCGTGGATGACCCATCTTGGAATCCGAAACTCTAGGAGTAAAGATGGCTACTACTACCACATCGTCAATTGACCCAACAATTCAGCCGTACCTGACGTATGGCTTACAGCAAGCACAGCAAGCGTATCAGGGCGGTGGCCCACAGTATTATGGTGGCCCTACCTTTGTAAGCCCTAGCACTACCACTCAAACTGGTCTACAGGCTTTAGAGGCTCGTGCTTCTTTGGGTAATCCCTTACTTCAGTCTGCACAGAATCAGCTACAGAACACAGTTTCTGGTGGCTTTCTAGGTGGAAACCCTTTCTTTCAAGGTGCGTTTCAACCTGCTGCACAAGCGGCTGAGACTCAGTTTAAAACAACTTTAGGCGATATTGCATCTAAGTCTAGCCTAGCAGGGCGTTATGGCTCTGGTGCTATGGGTTCTTTGCAAGACAGGGCAACAGGTGCGTTTGGTCAACAATTGGCTAATACTGCTGGACAGTTGGCTTATCAGAACTACGCTGATGAGCGAGCAAGACAGCAGCTACGATGGCTGCGCCTCAAATGGCTCAAGCTGATTACCAAGACATTCAGAATATGTTGCAAGCTGGTCAAATCCGTGAGGGTTACACAGGCGCACAAACTCAAGCAGATATTGCTAAGTTTAACTTCTTGCAAAACCAGCCCCAACAGAACTTACAGAACTATCTATCACTTGTCTATGGAAACCCATTAGGACGAGTAGGTCAGTCTACTGCTAGTGGTTCTGCTGATACATCTACATTGCAAAACCTATTAGGCATTGCTGCTGTTGGTGGTGGTTTGTATAAGAATCTAGGTGGTCAACAAGGTATTGGTAATTTGTGGAATAGTGCATCTAATTGGCTAAGTGGCCCAAATGCTGCATATAACGCTGCAACCAACTATGCTGCTACTTCTCCAACTGGTTGGCTTGATTTCTAAGGACTGACATGGCTGGACTATTAGACATTTTCGGTACAGGCGGTGCAGACACAATGGGTCTGTTGGGTATGTCACAAGCTGACATTGCTCGTAATCGTGACGATGCACAAGCACAAGCCTTGTATGCCCTAGCAGGGCGTTTATTCCAAGGTGGGAATACTGGCGCATCTATTGCTGAAGGCTTGCAACTTGGTCAGAGAGCCTACAAGGGTGGTATGCAAGACACATTGCAAAGCCAGTTACAGAATGTTCAGTTAGCTGACATGGTTCGTAAGCGTAAGTTAGAGCAACAACAACTAGCTGAACAGCAACGAATTCAAGGTGTTCTTGGTCAAGGTGCTACGCCAGAGATTATGGCTAGACCTGCTCAGATGGTTGAGGAAGATGGTCGCTACTTAGGTGAAACACCTGCTGTAGAAGCTAGACCTGCTGGCTTTGACTTGGCTCGTATTGCACCACAACTTATGGGTTCTGCTGAAGGACGCAAGACTTTGACTGAATTGATGGCTGCAACTAAAGCAATGGGTGGTGAAACTACTACATTGGCTGAAGGTGCTAATCTTATCCGTATTAACCCTATAACAAATCAAGTTGAGACTGTGGCTAGGGGCGCACCAAAGCGTGAGCCAGTTCCTAGTGCAATTGCTGAATATAAGTTTGCTCAAGACCAAGGATATAAAGGTACTTTCCAAGACTTTGAAATAGCTAAGAGGACTGCTGCTGCCCCTAAGTTAGCAGTAGATTTGAAAGACCCAACAGCAATAGCAAAAGCACAATCTGATGTTTTAAAAGATTGGCGTAGCGTAGTTAAAGACACTAATGCAATGGAAGTTGCAGATAGGTTTAAAGCTGTCAAGTCTGCTGTAGCAGAAGCAAATGCGGGAAATAAAACTGCTGATGGTGCATTGATTTTTGCCATTGGTAAGATTTATGACCCATCTGGTGCTGTTCAAGAAGGCGATAAACAAACCATTCTTGGCAATCGTTCTATTCCGCAATCAATTAAAGCCTATGCAGAACGAGCGTTAAGTGGTCAATCTTTATTGCCAGAAGAACGTGCAGGACTGCTTTCTATTGCAACTAAATTAGTTGAATCAAAGGCTCGTAATCTTGAGGCTCAGAAAGCACCTTACACAAGCATTTCTCAGCAATTAGGTGGTAATGGTTCATTACTGTTAAACCCTCTTGCAGATGCGTTAACTGCACCAGTTCAAATGATGCCAACTGCTTCTGATATTGCTGCTGAGATTGCTCGTAGAAGGAAACAATAATGGACTTAACCAAACTATCAGATGATGATTTGATGGCATTGCAGTCAGGCGACTTGTCTAAAGTCTCTGATGCAGGTTTGGCTGTTCTTGGTGGAGAAAAAGTAGCTGAAGCACCTAAAGAGCCTGTTAAGAAACTAACAAGAGAAGAAGCTATTAAGGAAATTACTAGCTATCCTCGTCCAGAGCAAATGCAAATTGGTAGTGCTAAAGACCTTGGCAGACAATTAGGCTTGACAGGTAGAGCAGCATTAACTGGTGCTTTGTCATTACCTACTATTGGTGCTGATGCGCTAACAGGACTAATTAACATATTGGCAGGTCGCCAAGTTATGCAACCTAGTAGCAAAGGTTTGCAAGATTTAATGACTCGAATTGGTGTTCCAACACCACAAACACCACAAGAGCGCATTGTTCAAGATGTAACAAGCGCAGGGTTTGGAGTTGCTGCCCCTGCTGCTGTTGCTAAATATTTGCCAGTACCAGCGCAAGACTTCTTTACCAAGAGTTTAGAGACTCAAGGTGCTGCTGCTACGGCAGGTGCATTGGCATCTGGTGCTGCTCGTGAGAGTGATGTTGGCCCACTTGGTCAAGCATTAGGTGCTTTGGCAGGTGCTACTACAGCAGGTGGCATGGTGGGTTCTGCCCCTGTTCTTGCTCGTACAACCAGAGAGATTGTTCGTCCATTTACTGAAGCAGGGCGTGAAGTAATCACAGGCAATGTATTGCGTAACTTGGCATCTGATGCCGAACAAGCAATTAAGTCTGCTGCAACTTATGTTCCTAAAGTTGGTGGTTATACGCCTACAACTGCACAAGCGACTCGTGATATTGGATTGATTAGTGCTGAGACTGCAATTAAAGGTTTAGATGTAACTAAGGGTAGATTTGCTACTCAAGCATTGGAAGCCAACCAAGCGCAAATGGCTATTCTTAATCGTCTTGCTAAAGATGACGATGTACTTAAAGCTGCATTAAATAAGCGTGAAGAAGTAACTTCTCCATTGAGAGAGCAAGCATTTGCTAACTCTACTGTTGACCCAGATACGTTTCAGTCTGCTATTACTTTAACAGTCAATAAGACTATTGATGATATTCTTGCGTCACCAGTTGGTAAGCGTCAGACTGTTATGTCTGTAATGAAGGATGCTAAAGACGACATTGCTCGTGCTACAACGCCTGCTGAACTTTATGAGATTCGTAAAGATTTAAGGGCTGCAGCTAAAGGTTTGTTAGACAAATCTGATAAGGGTGGCCCTAACTCTGGTGCATATCGTGCGGCACAGCCACAACTTGAGTCTGTTATTCGTTCTGTAGATGATGCTATTGAGGCAGGTGCTACTGGCTACAAAGACTATTTATCTAAGTATGCTGCCTCTAGCCGTGGGATTGAGCGTCTTGAAGCTGCACAACAGTTTAGAGGTAAGGTTCTTTCAACTACTCCAGACCCATCAAGGGCTAATGATTATTTGATTTCACAACCTGCATTTACTCGTGCTATTCGTGCTGCTGAAAAAGAAACAGACCTTTCTACTACGCAACTTGCGGTGTTAAAGCGTGTTGCTGAAGACTTAGATAGCGGTGTATTACCAAGAGCAGCTAAAGTAGCTGGCTCAGACACATTTAAAAACATGAGTACCGCTAACGTGATTGGCGGAATGATTGGTAAGCAAATGTTTGGTGATGTACCACTTGCTTTACAAAAAGCATCTGCACCAATGAATTGGCTTTATAACGGCACAGATGATGCAATCCGTGAGTTGTTGGTTAATGCAATGCTTGACCCCAAATTAGCGGCTACATTGATGAAAAAAGCAACAGTTATGTCAGTTGAGCCATTGAGCAAAGAGTTGCAAAGAAAAGCACTTCAACTAGGATATGGGGCTACATTTGGACTAACTGAAAAACCATATCGTGTAGATTTAACTGGTATGGCTAACCCCTAAGAGGATATTATGGCAAAGACCAAGATTTCAGAATACAGCAGTACCGCTAATAGCAATACTGACATTAACAGTATTAACTTAGCGGAGGGCATGGCCCCGAGTTTGGTCAACAATGCTATCCGTCAATTGATGGCTCAGTTAAAGAACTTTCAAGATGGCTCTGCTGCTGACAACGTAACTGTAGGTGGTAACTTAGCTGTTACTGGTACGTCTACCATGACAGGTACTGTGACGGGTACTGCGGGCTTCTCAGGCCCACTTACATCAGCGTCTGCCACTATTACTGGTGGAACAATCAATGGTGCGGTGATTGGTGGTTCATCTGCCCAAGCCATCACAGGAACAACAGTAACTGCCTCAACAGGCTTTGTAGGTGGTTTGACAGGTAACGTAACTGGTAACACCACAGGAACACACACAGGTGCTGTAACAGGCAATGTAACTGGTAACCTGACAGGCAATGTTACTGGTAACGTAACGGCTGCCTCTGGAACTTCTACATTCAATAATGTCACGATTGATGGCACATTGGATATGAGTTCTGGCACAGTAGGAACGATTACTGGTCTTGCTACACCTACCAATGCTTCAGACGCTGCTACCAAAGGTTATGTAGATACTGCTGACGCTTTGAAGCTGAATCTAACTGGTGGCACTCTGTCTGGTGCTTTAGCGATGGGTACAAACAAGATTACAGGACTTGGTACTCCTACGGCTGATGCTGATGCGGTAACAAAGTCTTATGTAGATGCTATTGCCCAAGGTATTGATGCTAAAGCGTCTGTGGTTGCTGCTTCTACTGCAAACCTTACGTTATCTGGCGCACAGACCATTGATGGTATATCTGTTATTGCAGGTGACCGAGTATTGGTTAAAGACCAGACTACAACTGCTAACAATGGTATTTACTTGTGTGCATCTGGTTCATGGACTAGAACAACAGACGCTGATACTTATGCTGAGTTGGTAGCTGCTTACACCTTTGTTGAGGGCGGTACAGTAAACGCTAATAACGGCTTTATTTGTACTATTCCAACAAGCGGTACTTTAGGTAGTACATCAATTACCTTTGCTCAATTCTCAGGTGCGGGTCAGGTTACTGCTGGCACAGGCATGAGCAAGACAGGTAACACGCTTAACGTGAACACGGCATCAAGCGCACGAATTGTTGTGGGTGCTGATGAGATTGACTTGGCTGCAACTGGCGTTACTGCTAGTACATACAAGTCTGTAACTGTTGACATTTATGGACGTATCACTTCTGGTACGAATCCTACGACTATCTCTGGTTTCGGTATCACAGATGCTTACACAAAGACTGAAGTTGATACTTCTCTGAGTGCTAAGTTATCTACTACTGGTGGCACGATGTCGGGTGCTATTGCGATGGGTACGTCTAAGATTACAGGATTGGGTGACCCTACCAATGCTCAAGACGCTGCCACTAAGACTTATGTTGATGGAATCTTAGGTAGCGCAACTTCTGCTGCGACAAGTGCTGCTGCTGCGGCTACCTCTGCCTCCAACGCTTCAACGAGCGCATCCAATGCCTCTACAAGCGCAGGAAACGCATCTACAAGCGCAACAAATGCTGCTGCTAGTGCTACTAGTGCTTCTAACACTTATGACCAGTTTGATGACCGATATTTAGGTTCTAAGAGTTCTGCACCATCTGTAGATAATGACGGAAACGCTTTGCTCACAGGTGCTTTGTACTGGAATACATCGACTAATAACTTATTCGTGTGGACAGGTTCAACATGGACTAGCGCAGCGTTTACAGCAGGTTCATTTGCTACTTTGACAGGCACAGAAACCCTGACAAACAAGACCCTGACAAGCCCTGTCCTGACAACTCCACAGTTGGGTACACCTGCTAGTGGTGTTTTAACCAATGTTACTGGTCTTCCTTTAACCACGGGTGTGACAGGAACTTTGCCAATCGCAAATGGTGGTACAGGTGCATCTACTTTGGCAGGTGCTAATATTGCTGTTGTCAATGTAGCCAACACATTTACTGGCACACAGACATTCTCAGGTTCATCATCAGCTACTGCCATTGTTCTTAACGATGCAGCAGAGGTGGCTACAGTATCAGCTACTGCGGCTACTGGCACTATTAACTACGACATTACCACTCAGTCTGTTTTGTATTACACAAGTAACGCAAGTGCTAACTGGACAGTTAACTTCAGAGGCTCTAGCGGTACTTCATTGAATACTTTGATGAGTACAGGTCAATCAATGACTGTGGCTTTCTTGGTTACTCAAGGCTCTACTGCTTACTATAACTCTGCTGTTCAAGTTGATGGCACTACATCTGGTGTGACTACTAGGTGGCTAGGTGGTGCGCCTACTGCTGGTAATGCCAGTGGTATTGATAGCTATCGTTATTTGATTATCAAGACAGGCAGTGCTACTTTCACAGTCTTGGCAAGCAACACACAATTTAAGGCTTAACACCATGCCATTACAAGCAACTTCTGGTGCGGCTAGTTACGATGCCTTTGGTGGTGGTGTTCCTGTTGCCATTAACTACATTGAAGAAGTGTTTAGCACATTTCTTTATGCGGGTACAGGTGCGGCACAGACTATCACCAATGGAATTGACTTGTCTACTAATGGTGGGTTAGTTTGGATTAAAGGTAGAAGTGGTGCAACTAGTCATCGTTTAACTGACACAACAAGAGGAGTTACAAAATCTTTAGCATCAAATTCTGCTTCTTCACAATTAACTGAAAGCACTGGATTAACAGCATTTGGCACAACAGGATTTACTATTGGCGATGATACTGATTACAACACCAGTGCATCAACTTACGTTTCGTGGTCTCTACGCAAACAAACAAAGTTTTTTGAAATCGTAACTTGGAGTGGGGATAGTATTTATCCAAGAACAATTACGCACAATCTTGGAAGCGCCGCTGGTTGCATTATTACTAAAAATACAACCGAATCAAGTGATTGGTTTACATATCATAGGTCACTTGGAAATTTTCAAGCAATTCGTTTAAATACAACTGCAACACCATTTGTATCTAGTAATAATTTGTGGAATTCTACATCCACAAGTTTTACATTAACAGCAGACCTTGGGATGAATGAGTCTGCAAGCACATACGTTGCCTATCTATTCGCCCATGACGCAGGAGGCTTTGGCCTAACTGGTACAGACAATGTGATTTCGTGTGGGTCTTATGTGGGTAACGGGATGACTGCTGGGCCACAAGTAACCCTTGGCTACGAGCCTCAATGGGTATTACGTAAAAACATAACCGCTGCACGAGGAGGCCCCAGTACTGCTGGTTCTTGGTCTTTAGTTGACAATATGCGAGGTATGAGTCAAACAACTTGCCCATTTTTATTTGCAAATTCATCGGCAGCAGAAGACACAAGCACCGTAACCACAGGCTACATCATCCCTAACGCAACGGGGTTTGTGGACACCTACACTTATCCGGATGACACCTACATCTACATAGCCATACGTAGAGGCCCAATGAAAGTGCCTACAAGTGGAACTAGTGTGTTTACACCAGTATTAGGGCGTTCTGCAAATCCTAACTATTTAACAGGGTTTCCTGTTGATTTAGGAATTAGTGAATATCGAGTTAATGGCTCAAACTCTACTGGTTCAAGACTTCAAGGCTCTAACTCAATGGATACGGCCTCAACAGGTGCTGAAGCTAGTGATGGTTCGCTCAAATGGGATTTTATGGACGGCTATTACACAGGAGGCCGTACAACTGATTTTGTTTCGTGGGCTTTTAGACGTGCTCCTAGCTTCTTTGATGAGGTTTGCTATACAGGGACGGGAAGTGCTACGACATTCAATCACAATTTGGGTGTAGTGCCTGAGTTGATGATTGTTAAAGAACGCAATGGTGCAAATGGATGGCAGGTATATTCAGCTTCATTAACAAATACTGAGTATTTAATACTTAACACATCTGCCGGTGTTCCTGCTTCAAGTGCAACTCGATGGAATAGCACCACGCCAACGTCAACAGTTTTTAGTGTTGGAACTCATGGTGCTACAAACGGAAGCGGTCAGAATTTTGTTAACTACCTATTTGCAACCTGTGCTGGTGTTTCCAAAGTAGGCTCATACACAGGTAACGGCTCAACACAAACTATTGATTGTGGATTTGGTGCGGGTGGTGCTAGGTTTGTACTTATTAAACGTACGGATTCAACTAGTGATTGGTACGTGTACGACACAGCCCGTGGAATGACTACATTAACAGACCCATATTTGACTTTAAACAGTACAACGGCAGAAGCTGCAACTCTTGGATCTGTCACAACAGTTTCAACAGGCTTTGCGTTGAACTCAACCATCTTGGCGGCCATCAATGTAAGTGCTGGCACATACATCTTTTTAGCAATTGCTTGAGGTAATTAAAATGCAAATCAGAATTCAATCAACAGGCGCAGTAATGTACGAAGCAGAATTTCGTGCGTATCAAAAAGCCAATGGTGGCCCATCATGGGAAACAACAACAACTGAAGTCCTAGAGGCTTTGGGTGCTGATGTAGTCCTAGAAGGCCCACAAGCATCAGGTGGAACTGTTTACCAATACTCTCAAGCCTCTGGTGTTGAGCAGATTGATGGCAAGTGGTACACCAAATATATCCTTGGCCCTTTGTTTACAGATACACCCGCCACAGACGAAACCCCTGCTAAAACAGCGGCTGAAAATGAAACGGATTACAAGGCTTCTAAAGATGCTGAACAAGCTAAGAGTGTTCGCTCTACTCGTGGTGAAAAGTTAGCTGAAAGTGATTGGACACAAGTAGCCGATGCTCCTGTTGACAAAGCAGTATGGGCTACCTATCGTCAAGCCTTGCGTGATGTAACTGCACAATCAGGCTTCCCTTGGACTATTACTTGGCCTGATGCACCATGACAAACGAAGTCACCCACGAACAAATCTACGAAAGACTGCTTGCGGTTGAAACTAAGGTAGATACCATTGACAAGAACACACGAGGTCTTGTAGACGCTATAAACGCCTTGGATGGGGCTTTTAAAGTATTGGGTTGGGTTGCCTCTGCTGCCAAGCCTATTCTGTGGGTGGGTGCGCTAATTATGGCTGCTGGTGCTATCTGGCAAACATGGTTTAAAAAATGAAAGATTGGGCTTTTGCTTTTACGAGCGCAGCCCTTTTCTGCATTACTGTGGTCTGGTGTTTTTACATCATCGTTTGGGCTATGACGTGAAATGGCTATTGGTGCTGTCTATGTTGTTTACATTGGTGGCATCTAGTAAAGAAAAAACCGAATATCGTTGTGTCAGGTGGGCATGGACAGGCGATGTTTACAACCGAAAAGTTGTGTGTCTTGAGTGGCAAAAAGTAGATAAGAAATGATAGACCCAATCACAGCACTAGCTGGCATACAGTCAGCAATCAGCATGGTCAAGAAGGCAGCAGGAGTTGCCAAAGACCTAAGTTCACTTGCGCCTATGATTGGTAAGCTATTTGACGCTAAGTCTGTAGCTACAAAAGCGATGCTTCAAGCCAAGCAGTCTGGCAAAGGCTCGAACATGGGTACGGCTTTGCAGATTGAGATGGCCTTGGAACAGGCTAGAGCCTTTGAGGAAGAGCTAAAAATGCTCTTCATGCAGACAGGAAAGATTGATGTCTGGAACAAGATTAAAGCCCGTCAAGCAGAGATGGACTTGGCAGATGCCAAAGAGATTAGTGCTTTAAAGAAGGCAGAGAAAGAAGCCAAGCAGAAAGAGCAAGAACAACTAGAGATTGGCTTGGCAATAGGTGCGGTGTTCTTTGTTTTGTTTCTAGTCTTTGTTGGCATTTATGAATTGATGGAATTCTGTGCAACTACTCGTAGATGTGGCAGATGAATGAGTATCAAAAGACCTTTGACCTATGCCTAAAGATATTTGTCTATGGGGTAGTTGCTTTGTGGTTTCTTGGTTTCTTAAAGTTTTTACCTGACGATTTGTCAGACAAAATTGTTAATCTCTTACTTGGAAAGATTGGACTGTAATGCTCTCACTATTCTCAACACTTGGCGGTTTGTTAATTTCTGGACTTCCCAAACTTCTTGATTACTTTCAAAACAAAGCAGACCAAGCGCATGAGTTAAGGCTTGCACAGGTTCAAACTGAGCGTGAACTGCAACTAGCGGCACAGGGTTTTATTGCCCAACAAAAGGTTGAGGAAATCCGCACAGACCAGATTGCCATGCAAACAGATGCCCAGATGACTGAGGCGGCTCTAAAGCACGATGAGAAGGTACTTGAGAAGGCTAGTACATGGGTGGTTAACTTTGTGGGTACTGTTCGCCCCATAGTGACCTACATCTTTGTTTTAGAGTTATGTGCTATTAACGCATGGATTGCCTACTACGTTTACTCACGACCTAACCTAGTTTCTAACATGGATGACCTAATCCGAATTACTGACATTATTTTCTCTGCGGATGAGATGGCTATGCTCGGAGGAATTATCGGCTTTTGGTTTGGCTCACGTTCATGGTCTAAGAAATGAAAGTCAGCAAAGCTGGCGAGGACTTGATGCACTTCTTTGAGGGCTACAGGAACAAGCCTTATCGGTGCTCTGCGGCTATTTGGACTGTTGGATGGGGTCACGCTATGTATGGCGACCAATTAGCCTTGCCAAACGTGCGTAAAGAGGGTTACACAGGGCTTATCAGGTCTGACTATCAACTTAAAGAGGGAGATGCCCGTGTTTGGTCTAAAGATGAACTGGTCGAGTTGTTCAAGGTTGACATCAATACTTTTGAGCGTGGTGTTCTTCGACTTTCTCCTAATCTTGCTAGTCATCAAAGCAAATTCGACTCTGTTGTCTCTTTTGCTTACAACGCAGGGCTAGGCA